GCGTTCTGCGCGTACCCGCAGTTGAGACCCTTGGGGTTGGTATTGTGGAGGCTATGTCGAATCCACCAAAACCAGCCGAACTAAAAATGTTGCAGGGTAATCCTGGTAAGCGCGCGATGCGTCTGAATGATGCCATTGCACCGCTTGAATATGGCTATGTTGAGCCGCTTAGACCGCTTGGTGATGCCGGTCGGCAGTTGTGGGATTCAATTTTTGGCGCTGGCGAGATGTGGATATCGATTAGAACTGATACGCAGTTGGTTCAGATGGCTTGCGAGTTGTTGGACCGGCGCGAGGTGTTGCGGGAGGCGTGGGCGGCTGATCCGGTTGACCGGCCTGTAAACATGAGCCTACTTGAGACGGAGAAGCAGATCATTTCTAGTTTGTCGTTGCTTGGCTTTTCTCCTGCTGACCGGACACGGCTTGGTTTGGTGTCGGCGAAAACGAAGTCGGCGCTCGAGATGCTTATGGAACGCAAGCGCAATGGCGAGTAGCTGGCCACCTGCCTATTTGACGCCGGTGTCTGCTGAAGGTTTGGCAAAAAGTGATGGGCGTTACGCTGCGGAGTTTGCTGAGACGTTTGGCTCTATCGGTAAAGACGGGATCGCGGGCAAGGCTGGTCTAAAGCTTGAGTTGCGTCCGTGGCAATGGTCACTGCTCGAGCACCTTTACGCGCGAGACGCGAATGGTGGGTTGTTGGCGCAAACGGCGCTCATTGGTATGCCTCGTAAGAATGGCAAGTCGGCGTTGAGTTCGGCGGCAATCGGCCTGTATTCGCTAATTCTCGAGGGTGTGCAGGGTGGCGAAGTCGTGGCGGTCGCTGCCGAGAAAGAACAAGCGCGGATTGTTTTTGGTGAGGCTAAACGCATGGTCGAATCGTCGGCGCTGTCTGAGATGGTGACGTTGTATAAAGATTCGCTTTATGTGCCATTAACGCAGTCAGTGTTTAAGGTTGTTTCGGCTGAGGCGTACTCGAAGGAAGGCCTGAACCCGTCGCGCGTAATCATGGACGAGCTCCACGCCCACCGTGACCGAACCCTATTTGACGTGTTCTCGTTGGCGATGGGTAACCGCGGCAAGATCGGGCAACTCGTTGCGATCACGACAGCCGGTGTGAAGTCTGATTCGACCGGGCGCGACTCGGTTTGCTACGGGCTGTACCAGTACGGCAAAAAGGTTGCGTCGGGCGAGATCATTGACCCTGCATTCTTCATGGCGTGGTGGGAGGCTCCGGAAGGGATGGACTTCCGTTCCCGCGAAGCTTGGGAGATCGCAAACCCGGGTTTTGATGATCTGGTGGCGGCGTCCGATTTTGAGTCGGCAGTCAAACGCACACCCGAGCCGGAGTTTCGCACAAAGCGACTAAACCAGTGGGTCAGCTCGGCGGTCTCGTGGCTACCTGGTGGGGCGTGGGACGAATGCGCAGCGGTCGACGATTGGGACGTTCCAGAAGGCACTGAGATTGTGCTTGGGTTTGACGGTTCCTACTCCGGCGATTGCACGGCAATTGTCGGCGCGGTCGTGCAGCGCGGTGATGAGCCAATCAAAGTGTTTCTTGTGAAGGCGTGGGAAAAAGATCTAACGCAGGACGGCGACGACTGGCGGGTTGACATTGCCGAGGTTGAAGCAACCATTGTGGAGGCGTGCCAGCGATACCAGGTGCGCGAAATTGTGTGCGACCCGTTCCGTTGGCAACGCTCAATGCAGGCGCTTGAGGATCAGGGCTGGCCGGTTGTGGAGTTTCCGCAGTCACCGTCCCGGATGATCAAAGCTTGCGCGAAATTCTTCGACGCGGTGGTTGCTGGCGGGATTGTTCACGACAATGAACCGCTGCTTGCCAGGCACCTAGATAATACGATGACAAAACTGACACCGGCAGGACCGCACGTCAAAAAGGAGAACCCGAACAGTCCGCGGAAGATTGACGCGGCGGTGGCGGCTATTATGGCGGTCGATCGCGCCACTGTTGGTACTATTGAGCAGGTAGTCCCACAGTTTTTTGTATAGGAGCCACAGTGCGCACAATTTTGGAAGTGGTCGGCGGTGTGCTGATCGTCGGCGGCGTGGCTTTTTTTAGTGTTCCGATCGCGCTGATGGTCGCGGGTGTTCTTTTTATTGTCTTTAGTTTGGCGGTTGCTTGATGCTGGAACGTATCTTTGAGGCGCGAGCCGTAACCGCGCAAGCGCTGTTTGCCTCCGGTAGCGACTTCCCTATTGGTGGCACGACCTCGGCAGTGGTGATCAACTCAAACACGGTGTTCCAGGTGAATGCGGTGTTTTCTGCGGTGTCACTCATTGCCGACACCATTTCGACACTGCCACTAGACGTATTCTTTCGGCGTGATGGTGCTCGGTTCCCGTTCAGGCCTAAGCCGGTGTGGGTCGACAAACCCGACATTGATTTGCCTCGTGAGGCGTTTTACTCCGGCGTAATCACGTCCCTGCTGCTGGACGGCAACGCATTCATTCGCGTGTTTTCAAACTCGCGCGGCGAAGTGTCATCGCTTGCCGTACTCAATCCAACAAACGTGACCGTGGTGCGATCCGGTATCGGTCGTCTTGTCTTCACGCTGGCGGACACGGGCGAAGTCGTGCCGTCTGAGGATATGGTTTTCATTCCCGACGTCGTGCGCCCCGGATCCGTTCGCGGTGTGTCGCGCGTTGAGGCACTGAAAGAAAACTTTGGCCTTGCACTGGCGCTCGAGCGATTCGCCTCAACATTCTTTGGCCAAGGCACCACGCTGGCCGGGGTTATAGAGTTCCCCGGCAACCTGACGCAAGAACAGGCAGACAACCTTTCAGCAGGGTTTGATTCACGGCACCGTGGTTGGCGCAAGTCAAACAAAACCGGTGTTTTGACTGGTGGCGCGAAGTGGGTGTCGACACAGGTTGATCCTGAGAAGTCAACGCTGATTGATTCGCGCAATCAGTCGGTGTTGGACATTTGTCGCGCGTTCAATGTGCCGCCACACTTGCTGGCGATCACTGACGGCTCAAGCTCGTATGCTTCGGTTGAGCAGACAAACCTCGCATGGGTAACGCATGGTTTGCGTCCGATTATCCAAAAAATTGAGGGCGCGATGACGCCGTTGATGGCGCGCACGCCTGGCGGTGAAAATGCGTTCCTCAAGTTCAATCTTGACGGGCTTTTGCGTGGCGATATTTCAACGCGGGCCAGTTTCTACGCCTCCGGATTACAAAACGGTTACCTGGCAATCAATGACGTTCGACGCATTGAAGACTTGCGACCGATTGACGATCCCGCTGCCGAGACGGTGCGCGTTCCGTTGGCGAACATAAACATTGACGCTGCCGACCTCTCGAGCACCCAGGTGCGTGTGCAGATGGCCCTCCAGCTTGTGCAGGCCGGATATCAGCCGGAGCAGGTGCTAACAAGTCTTGGCTTGCCTGAAGTTCCGCACACCGGAATTCCCTCGGCGCAACTACAACAAGTCCCGATAGAGCCGGTACACGTTGAACCATTGACACCGGATCACATTAACGCTCCAGATTCGGTTGTGGCCTAATGCCAATATTTTCTAGTCAACTGAGTATCGGCACGGTGCCGTCATTGGTCATTTCTGAGGATGATATGGCTCAGGTGGCGTATTTGTACAACTCGCAGAAAACGGAAAACCAAAACATCTTTATTGGCGGTTCGGCGAGCGTCACGATCACGACTGGTCACCATTTGGCGCACAGTAGCGATCTGACGGTCACTCTTGGCCCGCAGGATCAGTTGTGGGCTGTTTCGGATGCCAACGGAAGAACTTTGACGGTATTAAACGTGCGGCAGGACTAGGAGAGAATCATGGGCAAGCAGGAAACACGGATCAATCCGGTTGAGTTTGAAATTCGCGAAACAGACACCGGCGGGATGGCGTTTACCGGTTACGCTGCCGTTTTTGATTCCCCATCCGAGCCGTTGCCGTTTACGGAGCGTGTTGCACCTGGTGCTTTCGGGCGATCCTTGCGCACCAGAAATGACGTAAAGCTGTTGTGGAACCACGATTCTGGCGAGGTGCTCGGATCTACACGCGCCAAAACAATGACACTGGTTGAGGACGGTCGCGGGCTACTTGTGGATGCTGCGTTGCCGGATACGACTCGCGGGCGTGACGTTGCCGAGTTGCTGAAACGTGGCGACGTCAACTCAATGAGTTTTGGGTTCACGACGTTGAAAGATTCGTGGGACTCGGCAGGAAATAACCGCACTTTGGAAGCGGTGCGTTTGCACGAAGTTTCAATTGTTGCATTTCCCGCATATTCGGCAACCACGGGCACAACATCAGTGCGCGGTTTGTTCCGGCTTGCTCAGCGGGCATCAGTTGACCCGACGTTGCTTGCTGAGGCGTTGCTCAAAATTGAGTCGGGCGAAGAAATTACCCAGGACGATCGCATGCTTGTGACGGCTGTGCTGGACGAGCTCGCACCGCTCAAGGACGTGGTGACGTTCCAGGCTGACCCGCCAACGTCAATCCTTGGCGACATTGGTCTGCTCGAGTTGAAGAAGGCCAAACTGAAGGTGTTGGAATACGGCAACTAATCACTGTTGCCGTTGTAGAATTGCTACAACAGATGTGCGTCATCGCTGCTGTTGACGGTTGAGCGTTATCGCCACCAAATCACTATCAACCCCAACACATTAGGAGCACAACCATGTCTGAGTTCATCAAAACTCAGCGTGAGGCTCGCGCAAACCTCATTATGCAGGTTCGAGATGTTATCGAAACTGCCGAGGCTGAGAAGCGCGGTCTACTCGCTGAAGACAACCAAAAAATTGAGCGCATTGAAGCTGACATTACCCGGATGGATGAGTCCATTGGGTTTGCGGAGCGTTCTGAACAGCGTCGCCTTGAGGCTGAGCAGGCCGCCGGCACGTTTGTTCCTGCCGCACCCGCTGCCGAGTCTGTCCGCGACATTTTTGCTTCGATGGCTTCGGGCGAAACCCGCTCGCACTCGTTCTCGCACGAAAAGCGCGCTTTGGTTCCCGCAACTGCAACCGTCCCCGTCGGATTCCTTGACCGTGTTTACGGCCTCGCGCGTCTTGTTGGGCCAATGCTGGACACCTCCGAGGTCATCACCCGCAACTCGGGCGAGTCGCTTCGTTTGCCGATTTACACGGCTTACAGCACTGCTTCGATCACTTCGGCTGGATCTGCTATCTCGGAGTCAAACCCGACTTTCGACAGCATCTTGCTTACCCCAAAAAAGACCTCGTTTATTGTCCAGCTTGCTAACGAGCTCATCATGGACCAGGGCTTTGATCTGGAAAGTACGATCAGCGAGCAAGCCGCAAATGCCATAGGATTCTCGGTCAACGCACTGACCACGACCGGAACCGGCACCACACAGCCGACCGGTATCGTTGTTGCGGCTGGCTCGGGTATCACCGGCGGAACCACGACAATCACAGCAGACAACCTTATTGACCTGGCATACAGTGTCGATGGTGCTGCGCGTCGCCTCCCCGGTGTCGGATACATGGCCAACACGTCCACGCTTGGTGTTATTCGCAAGCTCAAGGACACCGCTGGTTACTACATTTACAACGTCACCACGGGCGCACCGGACACAATTCTGGGCTTCCAGGTGTTCGAAAACCCCGGCATGGCGTCCATCGCAACTGGTGCAAAGCCGGTCATCTTCGGTCACCTGCCGTCGTACAAGATCGTTACAACCGGTCTTGACGTCGCGGTGTCTTCGGATGCGTACTTTGCGAACGACGTCACCGCGTACCGTTTCAGTTACCGTTTCGACGGTAACCTGACGCACGCTGGACACGTTAAGTACCTGGCCAACGCGTAACTACCGGCCAACAGGTCAAACCCCCTCGGTAGTAGGTGCCGAGGGGGTTCCTCTGTTTCCGGGCGTTGTGTATGGCTCGTTGTAGACTTTCGCCATGGCGAAACCTACACTTCGTGGCGCTGTCTCGATTGCGTCAAATTCTTACGGCATGCCGACCGGCTACGGACAGCAGGTCAAACAGCTTGCCGATCGTATGGTGCGTGCCGGGCTAAAAGTAGCCAACCTGTCTAACTGTGGCCTTGAAGGGTCACTGTCCGAAATTCGCACGCCGTACGGTCCGATTGCGCATTACCCGCGCGGTTACAAACCGTTCTCAGATGATGTAATCCCGGTGTGGCATGAGCATTTTGCTGGCCAGCGACCCGAGCTTCCGTCGGCAGTGTTGACGTTGTTTGATGTGTGGGTGTTCAACGAGCTTGAGTTTGACGGCAATATTCTTGCCTGGACACCACTAGATCATTTGACGCTCCCGCCAAACGTGCAACGTTTTCTTATGCGCGGCAATGTGTCGCCAATCACGATGTCGCCACACGGTCAACGGCAGCTCGAGGCGGTGGGCATTGACTCGACCTATATTCCCCACGGTATCGACGGGCAGGTTATGAAGCCGACCGAGTCGGCGTTTGGTGTGAAAACGCGCGAATATCTGTCCGTTCCCGAGGATGCGTTTCTGGTGTCGATGGTGGCCGCCAATAAAGCTAACGGGCTGGTGCATCGCAAGGCGATCGCGGAAAATCTGTTGGCGTTTAGTCTTTTCCGGCAGGACCACCCCGACGCCTATTTGTATTTGCATATGGAGCCTTCAAACGCTTTTGGCGGTTTCAACCTCACAGCGTTATTGAAGCGCGTCGGACTTACTGACGAGTTTGTGCGCGTGCTCAACACTGACGTGAATCGTATCGGTTACCCTGCCGAGGCGCTCGCGGCGTTCTACACGGCTTCAGACGTCTTGTTGGCCGCTAACTACGGCGAGGGATTCGGCGTGCCTGTAGTGGAGGCTCAGGCGTGCGGGACACGAGTTATTACGTCCAGTTGGTGCGCGACCGAGGATCTTGCTGGTGAAGATTCGTGGCTTGTGGATGGCCAAGAATTTTGGGACGAACCGCAACAGTCGTGGTTTAAAGTACCGAACGTTTCCAGCATCCACAATGCGCTGCGTTTGGCGTATCAAGCTGACCGTGGCGTTTGTGATGGCGCGATCAAGTTTGCGCGCCAGTTTGACGCGGATCGGGTATGGGTTGACAAATGGGTGCCATACCTGGCGGAACGGTTCCCGGTATGACCCGCTACGTCTTGGTCCCGACGAAAGAACCAAACGCGGCGCTTTATGAGCTTGTGCGCGTCATTGCCGCTTCGGGCTGGCAGTCCGTTGTCATGGTTTACGGCGAGCACCTAGACAAGGCACCGCCAGCCGACCACGTTTTGATCAAGGACGGTCACTCGTTTAACGCTTGGGCTAACCAGGCGTTCGACTACCTGCTGGCGATCGAGCCGGAACCGCTTGTTGTCATGATGAACGATGACATACAGATACCGGTAGGCGCGCTTACGTCATTGTTTGACGCGCTGGAGCATGCCGACCTCGTATCAATGTCTGGGCGCGGCGAGATGCTGACCCCGGCACCGCTCGAGCCTCACTTGTTCGGCATTCGGCCTTCAACTATGCGGATGCCGGACCCAAACGGATACGCATTGTGGTGGTGGAACACAGATCACCTGTACCACGAGGCAATTCGTGACGGTAAACGCGTCGTGTTTGTCAGTCCGGTGCCGTACACGCACAAATCGTTGAATGGCCAGCAGGATGGGTCGTGGCGCTACCCGCAAGAATTTGAATATTCGGTGCAAGCGGATCATGACTGGTTTTGGCGGCAGTGGTGGTTCCGGGACGAGGCGCACCGAGGCTGTTATTTGAACTGGTGGCCGAAAGCGTTACCTGAAGGACAAGAACACATAACGAAATGGGGATCGGATGTCTAAGTTTGTTTACGCCGGTGGCACGTTTGATTTGCCGCACGCTGGCCACGTCAAGTTTCTGCAACAGTGCGCCGAGCTCGGAACCGTTGTGGTGTCGCTCAACACTGACGAGTTCATTACGGAGTACAAGGGCCGACCGCCAGTGATGACATATGACGAACGCGCGGCAGTGCTTGAGGAGTTCACGTCGGTTGCTGGTGTTGTGCCAAATCTTGGCGGTGCTGATTCTCGGGTGGCAATTGACGTTGTTTCGCCAGATTTTGTGGCCATCGGTTCGGACTGGGCAACCAAGGACTATTACAAACAGATGGGCTTTGATCAGGCATATCTTGACGATCGCGGGATTTGGTTGGTGTACATCCCGTACACTCAGGGCGTTTCAACGACGGAGATTCGGGCACGTTTAGCTGTATAAGTTGTGCTAGAAGGTAGAATTGGCGCATGGCAATAACGAACGGGTACTGCACGCTGGCCGAGGTGAAGGCGGCGCTTCGCATTACCGACTCCGTTGACGATACTTTGCTTGAGTTATCGGTTGAAGCGGCAAGTCGTGAGATTGACGGGTATTGTCAGCGGATTTTTTACCTGCGCACAGCACAGACCCGCGTGTTTACTCCCGAATCATATTTCCTGTGTCAGATTGACGATTTGGTGACGCTGACCACGCTTCAGACGGCAACGGATGGCAGCAACTTTGACACAACCTGGACGGCGGCGAACTACCAGCTTGAACCGCTAAACGGTATTGCTGGCGGGTTCCAAGGGCAACCGTTTACCCGTATCCGCGCGGTCGATAACTACATTTTTCCGGTGTACATGTTGAACGAGGCCACAGTGAAGGTGACCGGGACTTTCGGCTGGCCAGCGCTCCCCGTTGACGTCAAGCAGGCGTGCATTTTGCTGGCGATGCGCCAGTTCAAGCGTTACGATTCACCGTTAGGTGTGGCCGGGTTTGGTGACATGGGCGCATTGCGGGTTGGGCGTACTGATCCGGACGTAGAAGCGCTGCTGAGCCCGTATAAGCGCGCGGTAGCGTCGTGAGCATACAAACTATTAGGGACGGGCTAAAAACTCGCCTACAGACCGTCACAGGGCTTCGCGCGTCGGATACTATCCCGGAGCAGATCACGCCGCCGATCGCAGTTGTGTCCATCGGCACCGTGGACTACTCGCAATCGTTCGGCGGCTCCGGTCTAACCGCATTCAACTTCGTGGTGACCGTGTTTGTTTCTCGGCCTTCAACGCGCACCGGGCAAAACCTGCTCGATGACTACATGGAGCCGAGCGGCTCGACCTCAATCAGAGCTGCGCTGGAGGCTGTGCCTGGATTGTCTGGCGCAAGTCAAGATGTCTACGTTTCCGGGGTAAACAACGTCGGGAATGTAACATTAGAAGATGGAATCACTTACTTGACCGCTGACTTTGCGGTTTTGGTTTACAACTAAGGAGACATATTATGGCCAAGTTTGTGGCTACCGATTACAACGTGACAATCAACGGGACCGACTTTTCTACGTCGATTGCCGCGCTGACTTTTGATATCAATGCTGAGGAACAGGAAACCACGTCGTTTGGGCGCACTTTCCGCACTCGAATTGGTGGGCTCAAGGACGCGTCGGTCACGCTCGACTTTCACCAAGATTTCGCGGCAGCAAGCGTTGACGCGACACTGTTCCCGCTGCTGGGTTCGTTTGCCACCGTGGTTGCTAAGCCAACCTCCGGGACCGCGACCGCCACAAACCCGAGTTACACCGGTATTTTCCTTGTGACTGAGTACCAGCCTTACGCCTCGAGCGTTGGCGACTTGGCTACTCTCTCCGTGACTTGGCCGACCGCTGGCACTGCCGGAATTACGCGAGGCACCGTCTAAACATGGATCCGATCAACCTACAGATCAAATACCTGGACGGCACCACCAAAGACGTTTCTACGGGGGCGTCCGACCTGATCGCATTTGAGTCACGCTTTGATATGAGCATTGTCAAGCTCAACTCGGATCTTCGACTTACACACCTGTTTTATCTTGGGTGGCATTGCGAATCACGGACGGGCGCAACCACGGCCGACTTTGAGAAATGGTGCGAGCTCGTGGCCGGTGTGGACGTTCCAGACCCAAAAGAATTAGAGGCCTAGGCGATTCGTCGGCGCACTGGTTCATTGCAGCATTAGCCGTAGAGACGGGCATTGCACCGTCTGTGCTGTTGGCGGAGTCGCCGCGAATGTTGTGGACAATGCAGAGGTACCTAGTGGCGCGCTCGCAGAAACAGGCCGGTAAAGGGTGACTCCGGTAGACTTTCACCAATTAAGGAGTTTCTGATGGTAGTTCGGCCCACGGTGCGCGCAGAGGGTGTGCGCGAGGTGCTGGCCGAACTCAAGAAGCTTTCCCCTGAGTTGGTCAAAGAGTTGCGCAAAGAGCTTAGATCAGGCGTTCAGCCGACTGTAAAGGCTGTTGTGGCGGCATATCCGGTGGCACCACCGTTGTCTGGTATGGCTAATGAGGGTCGGTTGCGTTGGGGCCGTGTTCGTGGTTCAGTGTCAATAACTCCGGGACGTTCTCGCAAGTATCGGCAAACGTCAAGCCTTGTTGCAATTAAGACGACGGGTAATCCTGACGCGGGTGTGCGCATGGCTGAGCTTGCGGGTTCACGGTCTAACGGATCTACACCGCAAGGTCAGAACATGATTGCGGTGCTGAATCGTCGCCAACCGATGCGGGGTCGTGGCGGTCGGTATGCGTTTGATGCGTTCCGCAAGAATCGTGACCAGGTGGTGCAGGTCGCTGACGAGATTATTGGGCGTTATGCTGCCGTGGTTTCTAGGAGGTTGAAGTAATGGCCATCATTCTGCCAATTCTGTATAAAGACGATCCAAAAGGGTTGCGCACTGCTGAGAAGCGGTTGCAAAACTTTGCCAAAAATGTTGGCCGTGCCACAGCTGTAGGTTTCGGCGTGGCGGGGTTGGCAGCAGGCAAGTTTGCGTTCGATTCGGTGAAGGCGTTTGCTGAGGCGGAGGCATCCCAGGCGAAACTAGCGTTTGCGTTTGAGAAGTTCCCAAAGTTGGCAGATACCAACATAAGGGCGTTACAGAAGCTGAATACAAAGCTAGCCAAGAAAACACGCTTTGATGATGACGCGATTGCGGTGGGTCAGGCAACACTCGCACAGTATAAATTGACGGGTAAACAGATTGGGAGGCTAACTCCGCTTGTTGCCGATTACGCAGCAAGAACTGGTAGATCATTCGAAGATGCTGCCGTAATTGTTGGCAAAGCAATGTTAGGGCAGGGTCGCGCGCTAAAAGATGTTGGTGTCAAGTTTGTTGATACGGGAAGCATTGCAGGCAACTTTGAGCAGGTGGTAGGCAAACTTGGCGACGCCGTGGGCGGTTTTGCAGAAAAAGATGTCAAAACGGCTGCAGGCAAGCTTGAAAACTTGAAGAATCAGTTTGGCGAATTGCAAGAAAAGATTGGTGCCGCTTTACTGCCTGACTTGATTGACTTGATGAACTTTTTTGAACAGTCAGTTTTGCCACGGTTGCAGGATGTCGGCGATTATGTACGCGACGTACTGGTGCCGGCGTTCAAACAATTCAAAGATTTTGTTGTCCAGAACAAAGACGTCATTGGCCCGTTGGCCGCCGTTTTTGCTGTGTTGGCTGGGGCGGTCACGCTTGCGATTGCGGCGTTCTCGGCTCCGATTGCGACTGCCATCATTGCCCAGGTTGTTTTTCTGGGCGTGGTGATTTCAAACATTATTGTTGCACTCGATTTTATGAAGAAAAGCGCGCCAACGGTGTTCTCGGTGTTGGGTAAAGCGTTTTCCGATTTTGGGGTATCAGTTCGTAACGGATTTTTTGACGTGCTCAGCGCCGTGAGCGGTTTTGTGCAGAACACAACGAATATGGTCATTGAGAAGGCGCTAAACCCCTTGATTGCGGCGCTCAACATAATCCTTGGAATGCTCGGTGTCAAACAACTGACAATGATTGCCAAAGTCAACTTCGGATCCAATTTGGAGAAGATGAAGAACCAGGCGAACGGCGCTTCGGGTGCTGGCGGTGGTGGTGCTGTTGGTGGTGTCGGTGGCGGTTCCGGGACTCGGCCTCCACCTGCACGAATGGCGCGTGGTGGCCTGGTGACTGGTCCGCAGCGTGTTCTGATCGGTGAGGGTGGCCCGGAAGTTGTGGCACCTTACGATCAGTTCATTAAAACCCTCGGAATGTCTGGCGCGGGTAGCTCGAGCGGATCAACCTATAACGTGACCGTTAACGCCGGTATGGGTGCCGATGGTGTCCTTATGGGGCGCGAGATTGTCAAGGCAATCAAACGGTACGAGCGGGCCTCTGGCCCTGTTTTTGCGGGTGCCTGATGTCAATCCGGGTGGACTTTAATACGGGCACGAGCGCTGTTCCGGTTTTTTCGGATATCACTAATTACGTCCGGTCAGTGTCGATCAGTCGCGGTAAGGATGAACTGCTTGACGGCTTTTCGGCAGGCGTCGCCAGCATAGAGCTAAACAATCAGGATCGGGCCTTCGACCCGTTGTACACGTCATCGCCTTACAACGGCGACATCGTTCCGCGGCGGGAAGTACGGGTTTTCAGTAACTACAATCCCACAACGTCGCTTCGGACAAACTTGGCGCTGAATCCGCGTCCAGGTTATGAGACGGCTGGCCGGGCAACGAACTGGTATACCGATTTGGGGTCTGCTGAATTGCCGGACGTTGTGACGGCAGGAAGCACCAAATATGTTTACATCGCAAACTCGGCGAGACCTTACCGGAGCGCGTTTCTCAATTTCACCGCGACACCTGGCAGCGTTCACACCATTTCGGGACTGGTTTCAGCGGTAGACGAGAATCCGCTAGTTCTAAACGTGCAATTCTTCACGGCTGCTGATCTTGCAACGGGTGTCCCTGCATCCAATTTACTTATTTTTGGCGGCGTGTTAACCACGTCAATTGTGGCACCAGCGGACGCTAGTTATGGGCGTGTCGAGTTCACAACGGATCCGTATTTCACCACGGGCACCGGGCCAACCGTCCGAAACGTTGTCGTTGAGGTCGGCTCGCAGGTGTCGGCTTTTTATGACGGTGACACACCAGACACCGCTGATTTCATTTATGCGTGGGCTGGCACGCCGGGCAGTTCTGTCTCCACCGTGGACAGCACGGCGGACACCACAAACTTGCAATTTTTGGGCTATATCACCGACTGGGATTTGTCCTACGAGCTCGGCGGAAACAACTTAGCAACAATCAAAGCAGCGGACGGCTTTTCGTTGCTCGCTAATCAAGTCGTGCAGGACCAGACGATGCCTATTGAGCTGAGTGGGTTGCGGATCGCGCGGTTGTTGTCCGATCCTGATTTGAACTACTCCGGCCCGCTTCGCAACATCCAACCTGGCATCAAGTTTCTTGGCAATGACGTGACGAACAACGACAACGCTTTGTCCTACTTGCAACAGATTGAGTTGTCCGAGCTTGGGCAATTGTTTGTTGCCAAAAACGGAAACATTACCTTTTTGGATGCCTCACAAAACAATCCGGAGCCTGCAAGCTCGGTTCAGACGTTTGCCGATGACGGGACCGGGATTGCGTTTACTGCGCTGGAGGTGGCTTACGGGACGGAACAGCTGACGAATGTGTTGACGGTGACGTTACCGACCGGCTCCGCAATTTCCGTGAATCAAGATTCTGTGGATGCTTACGGGGTAACAAGTCTTTCGCTTGAAACACTGAACCAGAACAGCACCGACGCGGTTTATCTGGCCGACTACTACACGACGCGGTTTGGTTTGCCTCAGTACCGAGTCGATGCGATCACGGTCAACGTGTTGAGTTTGTCAGATGCGAATCAAACGGCAGTGCTTGGTCTCGACTTAGGCATGGTGGTGACGGTCAAGTTCACTCCGAAAGTGGGTTCGCAAATTGTGCAATATGCCAAGATTGTGCGGATCAACTCGAACATTGGCGATGGCGGCAAACGGTACGAGATGGAGTTTGGTTTGGAGACGTTTCAAACTTTCCCCTTCATCCTCAATGATGCAACGTATGGGAAACTAGATAGCACTTATGTGCTGGGATTTTAGGAGTGTGAGACATGGCTAAGACTTTTGTGAGCGGTGACGTTTTAACGGCGTCCGAGGTGAACGTGAACTTGGCAACGTTTATGCCGATGATCCCGGCGAGTGTTGTTGGTACAGGTGTCACTTTTAACGCAACGACTGGCCTTGTGACGTTGACCGGAGCATCAACAATCTCGCTAAACGGCGTGTTCAGTTCTACCTATTCGCGTTACGTCATCCAATACGACATCCCCACTGTGAGCACCAACCTTGTTTTTACGGTACGTCTTCGAGCAGCAGGCACGGATGCGTCAACTGCGGTTTATGATCAACAACGCAACATTTCACGCGGTAACGACGTCTCAAACCCAACTAGCTTGAACAGTCTTGCGGGAACCTCGTGGGCGCTTGGTGCAACAACGGGGACAAGTCTTCACATGGGAAGTATTGAACTGGTGCGACCTGCAACCGCGACCCCAACAATGATGATCGGTCAGGCGTTCGCGACACTAAACCCAGCAACGGCAGCAACCACAACTAGCATCACTCAGCTTGGCGGATTGCATCGAACAGCAGCTGCTTATGACGGAATTACGTTAATTACAAGTGCTGGTAACGCTACGGGCACGTTGAAAGTTTTTGCGTACAACTAATCGACAATAGGAGCACATCATGGCATTACAACGAGTACAAGGGCTACTCCGGGCGGAAAAGTCCACAGCGGTAGCTTTCAAAAAAGTAAACAAGGTGTTCGGCGGAAAGCTCAAAATCTCGAGCCCGTACGGTGCCTGGCGGTCTCGCGCACAGCAAGCAAAGTTGTACAAGCTTTACTTGCAGGGTCGTGGCGCGACTGCGGCCAAGCCCGGGACGTCGATGCATGAGCGCGGTTACTCGCTTGATATTTGGAACTGGGCGGTGTTTCCAAAGCTTGAGGCGGTCATGAAGGCGCACGGGTTCCACAAGAACGTCCCGGGCGAAAACTGGCACTACACATACACCGGCAAAAAGTAATCGGTCATGGCTGAGACACCGGGACTCTCCGAGGCCGCGCAAATTATTATTACGCTTGTGAGCGTGCTCGGATCCGTGGTCATTGCTGGCTTCACGTTTTTGGGTGTTCGGGCGAATCAGACACGCAACCTGGCACGATCGGCAGACACCAACGCGGCGGTTGCTCGAGAGCATGTCGCTAACTCGCATTCGACGAATTTGCGCATTGAGCAGGACGAGCGCCACGAGCAGATCATGGACACGCTGACAAATCAGACACGAAGCATTAACGGCTTGAAGCGGGATATCGGACGGTTGGCAGATGCTGACCTAGAGTTGTCCAGGCAGGCGCGTGAGGACCGCGCACGGCTTTCTGCACACCTTGACGCACTAGCACTGAAGGAGTAACAAATGATTGCAAAGATTGAGGCGCTGATTGTTTCGGCGCAGGCTTACGCGAAGCTGATCGTGTCCGTTGTCGGCGGGTTGCTTGTCATTGGCGCGCAGCTGATCCCGAGCGAGTACACGGCGATCGTGACCACGGTTATTGTGGTGCTGACGGCGTTTAGCGTCTACCAGTTTCCGAACGTCTCAGACGCGATCGATGAGTGACCGCTACGAGGTTCCAACGGATCCGATGGACGATCTACAGTGTGAGGCGTGCCAGTAGGCTACGGTTTGCGCACGTTCTACGCTCCCAAATTCGCTCCCATTCGCTTCGGCGAGTGGGGCGTTTTTGTTTTAGCTGTTCAAAGGTGCCTACTACCTGCACTATTTGGTGTATCGTGACGGCATGCAAACAAACCGAGCCGCGCAAGTCGTTGACAACGTGCAAGCGTTGTTGAGGCGCACCGGCGCAAGCCGTCGGAGCACGGCACAAGCCTCCGGGATCGCTCCCGAGACGTTCCAGCGTCGCCTGGTGAGTGTCGGCGGTTCACCGTTTACTATTACGGAGCTCGACCAGTTGGCCAAACACTTTGGCGTCACCATGCACTCGTTGGTGTGCTGTAGTCAGGATTCTGACGCGGCGTAAAAAGAAATGAGCCCGGCGGCAACGACTCCACCGGGCTCGGCGCACTGAAAGGAAGAAAGTATGCGCAAAATGAATATAACAATGACTAGGTACTTTGACGGGTTGCCGTCATCGGTGACACGCTGGCTCATTGTTGCAGCAGTATTGCTGAACGTCGGCCTTGCTTTGACAATCGCTTTGCTTGTGGCCATGTTGCTTGCCGGAGTGACCCAGTGAGCGAGTGGGGCGCGGTAGTGCGCGAGCTTACAGACCCCGAGGCTGGCCTTGATCGACACACCCTTGAAGTATTGCTGGCACGGCTGCGGAAACGCTCACTGTTGACCCACGACCGGCTTTCTGCGCGCCCATGGGTGCAAGCCTGCCAGATCGTTGAAGATCTGCTGGAGAAGGCAAAATGAGGCGCTCACGGGGTTATTTGGTGGTGCGCGAGATCGTCCGCACCGTGTTTGCGTTTGTTGTCATTGCGGCGTTTTATGCGCTGATGATCTACATAGAAAGCATTCAATTTTGATTGCGCCGGATCGGTTTATTGTCCAATCGGAGAACCATGACGCATGGTTAGCGGCTCGGCGTGGCGCAGTGACGGCTACGGAGGTTGCGAAAGCGGCGACACCGGCAGGTTTCCAAGAGGCGCTCGATGAGCGTCGGAACCCCACCGAGGTGGTTGCTAACGATTACATGCGCTTCGGGAGCGACAACGAAAACTGGCTTGCGCTTGAGCTAAAACGTCAGTTTGGGCTGATGCCGAATACTTGGTTGATTGCCTCGAAGGGTAAACGGCGGCATGTGGCCACGCCTGATCTGCTTTCGCTTGATCACATTACAATCGGCGAGATTAAGACGGGAGGCAAGGAACCATCGAAGCCACCGTTGGCGCACGTTCGCCAGATGCAGTGGCAGATGTATTGCACCAGCGCGACGTCCTGCGTTTATGGGTTCATGTTGCGCGGTGAGAACGCTGCCGGGTTTTATCCGGCATGGCCAGAACCTAAAACGTGGATTGTCGAACGCGATGAGCTAATGATTACCGACCTAATCGGCGTGGCAAATCGATTACTTGAGGAGGACAAGTGAACGAGTACGGCGAAACAATGGCCATGCGTATTCATGGGATGCGCAACAACTGGCACAACTTCCACAAGCCGCGGTTGATTGCTGAACTGAAGGGTTTACCGGCGGAAGTGTCGGCGACGTGGTCGGCGATTGTCTTTCAGTTGAAGTTGGCGGCGCTTGTGGTGTTGATGGGATGGGTAACGAAACAGTTAGAGAAAATGGAGGCCAGCTGATGGCGAACTTTGATTTGAGCAAGTATGAGACGGTTGAGCAGCGTCACGCGCGCGCAATCGAGGCTTACCCCGATCTGCGGTCGGTGATTATCAACCGAACGACTCCGGCGGATCGTGCGCAGAATATGTGGGTTGTCGAGGCTCGCGTGTATTTGGATGCTGGTGACCAGGCTAATGACTTGCCGAAGGCTACCGAGTATGCGTTTGAGATTGACGGGGTCGGCATGGCGAACAAGACGAGTGCGCTAGAGAATGCCGCTACGAGCTCGCTGGGCAGAGCGCTTCGCTGGGCGCTTGGTGGTTCTAAAGGCCCATCGCGCGAGGAGATGGAGAAAGCATCCCGTGGCGTAACGCCTAAAGCTCCGGCGGCGGATTGGCGCGACCAGGTAAGCCAAGCAACTGATTTGGAACAACTGACGGCGTTGTACGAGAACGCAATTGAGCGTGGTTACGCGAGCGCTGACTTTATGGCGGCGTTGTCTGAGCGGAAGGCGCAGCTGTGACGCCGGACGAAATACGCGCAGAGATTCTGAAGGTTCGCGCTGAACTGTTGCGCGGTCCCGACGCTGTACGGGATGCGGAGATCCCGGCGGAACTGGCCGACCTCGACGCCGACGCCGCGTTTGATCGGGCATTGTTGA